ACCGGGTCGTGAATCCCACGGAGCTTGTCAAGGACCATGTCAAGCCCCTTGGTGGCAGACGAGCCACCCTTACCGATCATCTTTTCCATGGTCTGAGCGTCCAGACCAATTGACTTGTACGCGGCTCGGGAACCGTCGCTCATGTCAATGGAGCGGATAGAGAATTCCTTCATGGCATCAGCGATGATGTCCGTATCACGGGCACCACCCTTGAGACCCTGAGAGAAGAGACCCATAGCCGTCTTGGAATCTAGACCAAGCTTCTTGAGCTGTACCGGGTATTCCTGGAACGTCTCAAGCAAGTCGTCTGCGTTCGGGCCTAGCTTCTGCATTCCGGTCGTAATCACGTCAAGCGCCTCGTTGGCGTTCTTCGCTAGACCGTTCTTCATAAGCGCGCTGACTGCCTGAGTCTGCATGCCCATATCGGTACCGAACGTGGTAGCAACATCGCTCATCTTGGTTGCGATGGACTCAAGTTGCTTGTTCGTAGCGTCCGGCTTGACGAGGCCACCGTTAACCACAGAGCGGATAGCCTCAGCACCCTGCTCAAAGTTCTCGGTAACACCCTTGGCGTACAGCTTTCCAGCCACGTCGCCGTATCGCTTAGCGTCCTTACCAGAAGCACCTAGCTGAGCCTGTAGCTTCTTAGTGATGTCCGCCTGTTCGATGGCGTCAGCAATGCCCTTGGCGAGCACCGCACCGGCAGCAATACCCGCCGCCGCAGCACCCGCCTTGAGCTTGTCCTTAAGCCCACCACCGGCGGCCTCACCCGCTTGGTCACCGGCGTCAGCCGCCGGACCAACGATCTGTGCGCGCAGATCACGAGCGAAACCCTGAATCTCCGGAACAATGGAGACATACGCAACTGCGATTTCCGGCGCAGGCATTAAGCCCCCTTCGTACGTTCGCGGAACGCGAGCAGATCAGCCGCTGTGATTTCCTTCTTGGTCGACTTGGTCAACCCCGGTCGCGGGTACGGGTCAGGTGTTGCCTGCCGGTTACGCCGCTCTAGATCCTTGTTCGCAATCGTCCACTGAACAGCGTTCGTAGAGTCCACAAGGTCAGCGAGGATAAAATCAGTACGAGACCAAAGCGGCTCACCGTTCATCGCTTGGCGAGTCGCAGAATCGGGCGGAAGCCCGCGAATGAGAACGTCCACACGGCGGGGGCTCAGAGTCCCCCGCCACATGTCGAGTAGGTCAATACCCCGAAAGGCTAGATCAGCCTCAACAGCGTCCCCGTGTTCCCGAAGGAACGCGAGAAGGGTTAGGAGTTTCCCGCACTCACCGACTTACCGGCAACCTCGAAGAACGCGCCAAGATCCTTGACCTTCTTGTTGGTCACTCGGAAGGTTGCATACTGGTCTTCACCAAGCAGCGCCTTGAGAGCGTGGGTTAGCTTGTTCTCGTCAATGGCCTCTAGAACGTCGATGTCCCATTCCTCAGCGGGCGGAACCTCGAACGTGTCGCCGTTGAACTCAACAGCATGGGCCTTGCCGGTAACGTCGTTCTTCGTGGGCACGGGAACGCTCCTAATCTTGGGGTGTTGGGGTATCAGGTACTGAATTCAGGAAGTGCTTAGCCAGCTTCCGGCACAGCACCCTGAGGGTCGTTGTCGTAGTCGACGTAAAGCACGTCGTCAACAGACGGGTAAATGGTGATGGTTAGCTCATACGCGCTCAGGTCAGACTCAGAGAGCGTGACCTCACCAACCTCCGTGATCTCACCCGTGGGAATGTGTCGACGCTTCTTAACGTCGCCGTCGACTAGCTCAAGGGTGAACGAGCGCTTCTCGCTCTTTGGAATCTTGATGGTGCGGGTGTTAACACCGGCCGTAGTCGACACGGTGGAACCCGGGTTGACGAGCCCGAAGACGACTAGGTTGTCCTCAAGGCACGTAACGGAAATGCTCCGCTTGTGCTTGCTTCGCTGCGTGCGAATGAGCTTGCCGCCCCACGCATAGAAGTCGCTCGAATCCTCGTCCCGAGCCTCACTCGCGCCGTCCTCAGAAAGAAGACCAACGGCCTTCCAATCCGAAACGGTCGACATAGCAACGTCGAGAGTCGTCGGAAGCGCGGTACCTACAGGAGCGGTCCAAAGGTCCGCGCCTTCCCATAGGCGGGGGTTGGCGATGTCACCTGCCACGGTTCAGCCTTTCGTCACTGTGCGTATATGAAATCCCGTGCCGGCGGTATACGCAGGGTCACATTGCAAGGGCACGGGTTGAAAACTCGACCGCGAACACGTAACGGGCCTTGCCCGATTCCGCATGCGGGAGGTACTGAGGGCCGGTGACCTCAGCCACGTTGTAAACCGTGGTGTCGCCACGCTTACCGGCCATAGCGAGCGCGTAAGCGCGAGCCCGACTCATCAACGCTTCCGCGTCTTCCTCGCTATCCGACCAACACTCAATGTCGATACGGGGTCGGTCCGTAACGAGCGTGTTTCGCATGCCACCCAAGCGCTCAACCCGAATGAACTCAGCGGGAAGAACCTCAGGCACCTGCGAATAGGCAGGGACACCAAGCGCGCCCCTGAGGTACTGAATAGCCACTAGAACGGCGTCCGGGAAGAACACCACCGGCTTACCCACCCGAGCCCCCTAGATTCCTCAGGAGAGCCTTACGGGTGTTCTCAGCGGTAGCCGTCTCCTCGTAACCGGCAATCACTGCGGCACGGAAGCGGGAACCGTCAGCCTGATAGTCAATCCTGGCCTCAACTCCCTCCCCCTCAACTCCGCTTTTCATGCGGTTAGCCTCAGCCAAAACCACATGCCCGGCCTTGACGTTCTTGGGGAGAGAGCGGATGAAATCAAAGTTGTACGTGATGCGAACGTTGCTCACGGTGTCACCCTCTTAAGCCGTACCTCAACGTGATGGACACGACCACCAAGACGGAACCGAGCAACCTCCCCATCAACCTCAAGGGTCATGCCGTACGCCTCAACCCGGTCGGTCGGGAGAATGTCAGCATCCATGCCCCGATGCGTGATCAGTCGATAACCAGTGACCACAAAGGGCCGGTCCCCCGTTGGCTCAGTGCTTGAATCCGGCTGGAAACTCACACCGGCCAACGGGGACCGAACGGCCTTAGACCAATCGCGCTCAGTCGACGTGTTCCCGTACTTGTCTGTCTTGTACGGGGCCCGGACAACCGTTGCCGCATCGGCCGTTAGGAGACTCATCCGAGCCTCACAGTGGACGCGCGGCGCCGGTAGCGGGCAAGTAGATCCTTGTCCGCAGGGGCAAGAGATGCGCCGATGGTCTCAGCGGCATACGTGACAGACAGACTGCCTACCGCCTCTTGGCGAATGTCGGCAGGGTTGTTCAGAACGCGTGAGGCAGCGCTTAGAGCGACCGCCTTAACGTCCCCGGGCACTTCCGCGTACCCGTGCGTGTACGTCACGGAGACAGCCTCACAGGGCCGCTCAAGGGTCAACGTGTCGCGCACTAGCTTGTACGCAACCGGCGCCCCCTCGTCGTCAAGGACGGACGCAACCTCAATGACTGGACGCTGAGGGAGAACAACCCACGTACGAACGTGAGCCACGCTCCCCCACGACGTGACCGACTCGGGATAGAGCGTCACCGTGGTTGAACGGCGCGTGAAATGCTGCCGAGCCTCAGCCCGGATAATCGCAGATGCAGTGTCAAGCGCTAGCGACGCAGACACCGGAAGTGAAGCCGGGTCCACCTGCATCCAAGTCGCTAGCTCATCAATAGTTGCAAGGGGTGGTAGACCCGGCACTAGACCAACTCCTGAATTCAGGAAGTGCTATCGACCGACTGAGCACCGCACTCAATGCACCGGACCACCTGAACCGGTTCCCCGTCCGGGCGAGAAGCGTTGTAGCTCTCAACCCGAGACGAGGAACCGCAGGAATCCGGACACGAGGGGGTAGCGGTCGCAACCTTCTTACGCGGTGGCAACCCCTACTCCTTACGCGGCGATAACGCCAGTCAGACGACCGGCAGCCTTGCCACCGAAGAGGGCAAGACCGGTGTAGAACTCAAGGAACGTACGGTAAACAGGAGCCGAGGTCAGTAGACCCATGTCCTGAACCTGAACGCCACCGTTGGTCAGACCGGTAACACCACGGTCGCCCTCGTCCGCACCGAACTTGACCGCGTAGACCGAGGACGCAGCGTTAGACGTGCCCTGAGTCTCGGTCTGCGGAAGGATGTCCGCACCGGCCGCAGTCTGGCCCGGGTCGAGAAGCGGAATGCCGTTGTACGTGGCCACGATCTTGCCGGTTAGGGCTTCCTTGACCATGTCCACACCACCAAGGCGCCGAGCAGAACTCTTGACCTTGGCGATAACCGAACGGTTGGCGTACAGGGCGCCATTACCGGCAGACAGGCCGGGAACCTGAGCAATGAGCGCGTCTAGAGCGTCAAAGAAGTCATGGCCACCCGCAACCGGACCCATGCCGTTCGTGCCCGCAGAGAGCACCTGAGAACCGGTAAGACGCTTCTTCAGACCGTCAAAGCCCTTGGCGTCAACGGCAGTGTCACCGTTAAAGAACGCATCCTGGAACTTGTACGCCGCAGCCTTAACCTTCATACGCGTCTGAACAGCGCGCTGATCATTGAGGTTGCCGCGAGTCTGAACGATGAACCGGTCAACATCCGCGTAGCCACCGAGAATCACGAGGCTTTCAGACTTCTGGTTAACCGTACCGGTCGACTCGGTGTAGGTCTCGTTCACGTTACGGAACGAGACACCCGGTAGGGTCGCCTCCTCGTTGTACGCATACGAGTTGCCCTGAATGGTCAGGAACGGGATGCGGTCGAGAACCGGCGACTCCTGAACGAACGTCTCAATGACGCCACGCTGTAGATCGGTCTCAGAGAGCTTTGCAGCCTCAGGCAGAGTTAGAGCCATGGGGGCTCACCTTTCGTAGTGAATTGAACGGGGCTAGCAACTACTGAATTCAGTTGCTGCCATAGCTGCGACGCAGACGGTCAAGCGGAGACTTAGGCTCAGGCTCAACAGCCTTACGCTGAGCGCCCCCAACGTCGCCCCAACCCTTCTCGCCGTCCTTAGCAGCGAGATACGGGCGGTCGGTCAGGAGCTTGTCTAGAGCAGCCTTGATCGCTTCCGGCTTGTCAGCCGAGAGAGATTCAAGGTCAAGAAAGCGTGCAGCGTCCGACGAATCCGCCAAGCGACCCGCAGCAGCAAGGGCAACCTTGTCCTTGAGCCGTTCTGCGTTGAACTCAGCGCGGATCTCATCCCGAATGGCCTCAAGGTCAGTGCCCTTGGTGGCAGCATTCGTACGCCGTAGCCGGTTGGACTCGGCCTTGATCTCAGCAAGTTCCTTCTCAGCAGCCTTACGGGCCGCTCGCTCCTCGCTGAGAGCCTTCTTACCGGCGTCGCCAAGGTCGGTGTCACCATCCTTGGGCTTGCCCTCGTTCCCGTCCGTGCCCTCAGGGCCGTTCTCAGGAGCGTTCCCGGTGCCCTCGTTAGGGTCACCGTCCTTGGGCGAGCTGTCAGCCGGGCCGTTCGGGTTGGGGTTGTCAGGCACTAGGAATCGCTCCTAAACGATGTATCCATGCTTCTTGAGAAGCTTGATTTGCAACTCACGATCGCCGTGAGCGTTCTTCAAAATCTGTTCGGGCATGAGTCGGGCTTCACCGACACGCCGGTACTTCTTACCGGCTTGCTTCTCAAGCTCGGCCCCGTTTCGAACGAGAGCCTTACCGCCAATACCGCGCTTGGTCGTGCCCTCGGTCGTAACCTTCTTGCCGTTCGTGGCCGTAGCCATACCGCGACGAGCGTTGACCACCTGACCGATATCAGCGCCATTACGGAGCGCGTCAGCACCGGCCTTGCCGAATGCCTTGTCTTGCTGCTCGGGAGACATCTGCTTAAACAGATCCTCCGGGCTAGCCGACTTACGCCACTCCTCGTCACTCATAGGTTCCATGCCGCAATCGCAACCAGGGTGCCGCTTGAAACCCTCGCTGTAGCTGTACTGACGACCGGCCAGGATGATGCAACGCGAGCAAGCCGGAAGACGCACCGTTCGCACGTACGACACGCAGCGAGGCTCAGCAGCCATCGCAACCGACGTAGCAGCGCGGGACGTGTCGGCAAGAGTCGTTGCAACAAACTTGGCCATTTGGTTGAGACCGAGGATTGCCGCATCCTCAGCCGTCATGCCCGCAGCAATCCCCTGCGCCGACGTAACAGCCGGTAGATACAGGAGAGTTGCAAGGTTCCGGCCGTCAGACGCCAGACCGGCGAGCGAGCCAGGAACGAGCCGCCCAAGGGGGCCGAATGCCGCACCCTGAGACATCATCACGCTAGTCACGAACGATTGGGCACCCTGAGCAACCGACAGTTGCCCGGCAAGTACCGCGTTCAGGATCTGCCTGCCGGTCTCCCCCTGCATCGCGCTGAGGATCCGGTCCGGGGTGGCATCGCGCCAAAGCCCCTGAACGGCTTCTAGAACGCCTCGCGTAACCGAGGTGGTCTCGTCATACCTAGCTTGGGCCAGAGCCCCGGAGACGGCCATTTAGACCCCCTCCGGTGCCCCACCCGCGTTGTCGGTCGGCTGCTCTGCCGGAGCATCGTCCGGCTTAGGGCCAAACAGACCCGCAATGTTGCCCCCGACAATCGCGGCAGCCTGGTCATCACGCATCGTCTTCCAACGCTCAATCTCGTCCGGAGTCACACCCGGGATTCGCTCCCACAGCGCCTCATCCGGAACGTTGATTGCCTTGAGCTTGGTAAGCGCGTCGGCGTACTGCGCGTCAGAACGGAACTGCGGATCACGCCACACAACCGACCCAAGGGCCAGAGAGTCAGCACGAGCCGCATCACCCTTGGCAAGCGCGTCCAGCCGCATAAGCTCACGGAGCGACGCACCGAAGAACCGTTGACGCTCGGTCACCTTGGCCACAAGACCAGACTCAGCAGCCGCGAGAGCGTCAGCCGAAATGTTGACCACCTGACCAAGCAGGTAATGCGGAGGCGTACGCGTCTGTGCAGCGATGTGCTGGACGGCCGTACCGATCACGTTCGTGTAGTTCGTGAGGTCAGCAGCCGAGAACTCAGCGATACCCGCAGACTCAGACTCAAGCCAGAGCAGCCGGTTAGACCGGTACGGCTCAAGCGGTAGGTCTTCCTCGCCGACAACCTCACCATCGTCGTCCGTGATCTCACGCGTAGGCCGGTCCATGCCGGTAACCACACGCGCGGGAACCGCGAGAGCGTCAGAGTTGGTTAGAAGGTGAGCCCAAAGGGTGTTAACGGTGTCCTGTAGCGGAGCAACGTTGGCAACCTCAGAAACCGGCTTGCCCTGTAGGCGAGCACGGTTCTCGAAAGCGACGAGCGGAACAACCTTGAGCGGGTTAGGCAACTCAGTCTCAAGCACCCAAGTGCCCGAACCAAAGACACCCATGTTGTTCTCATAGTCGTCCGCACCGGCGTAGCCGATAGGTCGAGAGAATCGGAACACCTGATCAGGAGTGAACAGCGTCGCGTACTCACGCGCATCGTCCGTCCAAATCAGCATCCCGTACCGGCGCACACGGCGCTTGCCCGGGACGTACTCGACGATTGCACTCGTCGCGTCGTAGAACGTGATCTCAGTCTCAGGCCCGTCCGGACGCCACACGAGCGCGTACGAGCGACCCGAAATCAGAGCCTCAAGCAGCGCAAGACTGATCTCAACATCGCACTCATTGCGGCGCCAAGAGTCCCACGCATCCGAGTCAAGCGACCCGTCATCAAGACGGAACGCCATAGGCATTAGCCGCTCAAGCGTCGAGTCAACAATTACCTGAGTCCAGTTGTCCGCGAACCCGTCGAATAGGTCACCGGCGATATTCGAAAACTCCGGAGACGCAAACTTGAGGTTGTGCTCTCCGTTGTAGTAGGCGCCGTACTTCCTGGCGTTCGAGCCACGCTTCTTGAGCTTGGCGTACAGCCTGACTAGCACCTGAGCGGGGGTCTCAGCCATGCGTCAACCCCCTTCCCTAGGTGGTCAGTTGCTGAATTCAGTAGTTGCCTACGCGCTAGCGGCGCGGGACTTCTTGAGGGGCCGACGGACATAACCGTCAAGGGCCATGACAGCCGCAGCGATACCATCAATACGAGCCTTGGACTGATGACGGTCCGGCTTACGCGGACGGATGTTGTCGTTACCGTCGGCGTAGATCTCTACGCAAGCAGCGTTCCAACGCAAGATGGGATTGCCACCGTGCTTGACGCGTCCCTCGCGTAGCAGCCGCTCAAGCTCCTTAGAGCCCGGGGACATACCCAAGTAGGTCTGCGCGACCGGGACGACATCAACACCCTTGGTCTTCTGGTCAACGCGCTGCACAAGCTGACCGGCAAACATGCGGTCATAGCTCACACGCTGAACGTTCAACCGGCGACAGTCGGCAATGATCTGCTTTTCAATCGTGCCGTAGTCGATAGCGTCGCCCTCAGTCAGCGTTAGCCAACCCTCACGAGCCCATTGACGCAACGGCATCTGAACCTGAGCCTCAAGCTCGTCAACACGCTCCTCGGGTAGCCAGAAGCGCGAGACAAGCTCAAGCTCAACCCCCGGTTGGCGAGACTCAACAGCGAGCACCCAAGCGGAAAGGTCAGACACGGCCGAAAGGTCGACGCCACCCCATGCACGGCGATAGCGGAACTTCTTCTCGTCCACCGTTCCGGCATTCGCATCCCACAGCGGCATAGGGAGCCACCGGATAGACGAGCGCATACGGCGATTGAGAGACAGTCGACAGAACGTCGGGAAGTACGAGGGGGTTGACTTAGCCTTCTCGGCCTCACGTCGCAGATACGACAACGAGGGGGAAACACCAAGCCCCGGGTTAGCGCGTCGCCAAGTCTCCTCGGCGAACGGGTCCGCATCCTCAGGAGCAGCCCAAATCACGCCGTAGTGACCAGGGTCGGTAACGACACCCTCAGCGACACGACGCGTATACGTGTGCTTCTCGTCGTAGATCGAACCCTCTTCGCCCTCATCTGCGGTCGTGATGAACACAATGAGTGGCTGATCTCTAGCGCCCGTTCCAGTCTCGATCGCGTCAACGAGGTCACGCGACTTATGAACGTGAACCTCATCAATGATCGCGCCGGACACGTTCAAGCCGTGGGCAGTCTCAGCGATCTTAGAGAGAGCACGGAAGACACCACCCGTGCGAGGCACCCGAAGAACGTTCCTCAGGATCTCCACACGGCCGCGTACGGCCTTGGAAGTCTCCGCCATACGCTTAGCGTCCTCGTACACACGGCGAGCCTGCTCAAGCGAACCTGCGGCCGCATAGACCTCAGCACCAACCTCACGGTCAGCGAGGAGCAGAGCTAGGCCGATGCCCGAGGAGAGAGTTGACTTACCCGCCTTACGCGGAACCTCAATCCAGACCGAACGGATAACGCGTACGTCCCGTTCAACCTCAGGGTCATACCAAAGCCAACCGAAGATGGGGAAGACAACCCACACCTTTTGCCAAGTCTGAAGCTTGAGCGGTGAGTTGCCCCAACGGCCCTTGGTGTGCTTGAACGACTCAATAGCCTTAAGCGCACGGGCCGCATGCTCAACCGAGAAGTAAGCACCCTCGCGCGCATCCGCCTGCATGGCGTTGACGAGGGGCCGACGCTCCCAAGCATCCCTGATCTCCTCGTCCGTCATCCCAAGCTCAATCAGAGCCTCGTACGGAACCGGCAGAGAATCAGGGTCAAACTCGTCAGTCGAAAACGTCGTCATCCTCTCCCCCAGACTCAGGCGGCGTGATCCTTGCCGCTGAGGAAGGGGAAAGACCAAGCTCACCCGTTAGCGACCGGAAGTGAGACCGGTACTGATTGACAATGGTGATCCACGGGTTTTTGACCATGCCCCGCTCAGTCTCGACAACGAGACCTTGACGGGAAAGCTCACGCTCTGCCTGCCAGATGCGGGCGGCGGTAATGCAATACTCAACGGCCGTTTCACGCTGAGGGTCCGACAGACCAGCGGACATGACGAGCGCCGGAATGGTCGTTGACCACACAGCAGCAGCCTTGGCGCGAACGTCCTTGTGACCCTTGAGCTTGCCGGGCAACACGTCTTCCCAGTCAGGCTCACGAGGAGCCGACGGAGCGAACGAGGCACCGGGCGACTGTCGGTCAGCACGGAACGTGCCCTCACGGACCGCCGTTAGGTGAGGCTTGGGCTTGGCGCCAGGTACGGCCACGCTCAGTCACCTCCGCAGAAACGGTCTGATCAGCCATCGTAGGTTTTTGCCTCCCTGCCGCTCGGCGTACGAGGGGGGAGGGGGTCACCCCCCAGGGTGGGGGTACTCAGCGTGACAAATCCGTGTCGTTTGCGAACCGACCGTAAGCATTCAACGTCACACTCTGTGCGCCTCGCTCATGCGCCCAACCACCAGGTTGATGCTTAGCCGTCTCCTTGTTATGACACGACGTGCACAAGGGTCGTAGGTGCTTGGGACTATCAGGGTTCGGATCACCCTTAGCCTCAAGCTCACGTCGACTCAATGGGTAATGGTCAGCCACTGTCGCAGCACGAGCACAGAGCAAGCACCAAGGATGCGCATAGATGTATGCCTTACGTACACGCTGCCACTTGGTCGTGTACACAGCACCACCACGTGACGCACGATCCTTGTTGGCCTCACGCTTATGCTCAGCACACCTACCACCTGTAGTTAGCTCAGGGCACCCAGGTACAGAGCATGGGGTACGAGGCTTACTAGGCATGGGCTATCCAGGGGGG